CCGACTTTAACTACAGGGAAAACACATTTATTTATGTTTGTCACAGATGACAGCGGTACAACTTGGCGAGCTTCTTCCTTGATTAACTATACGACTTGATATAAATGGATTCCACTACTCTCAGGCTTATGCAGGGTGCTGCTGGTGCAGCAAGTGCAGCAAAGACCTACGTCGAAGATGTCTTCAGCACTTGGCTTTATACCGGCAACGGCAGCACGCAGACGATCACGAATGGGATTGATCTGAGCGGCAAGGGGGGATTGGTTTGGATTAAAGGGCGAAGCGGGGCAACGGGACATCGGTTTACTGATACTACGCGTGGAGCTACTAAATCTCTTGAATCCAATAGCACTGCTGCAGAGGTTACCGAAAGTACCGGCTTAACCTCCTTTAGCGGCACGGGTTTCGCGCTTGGTGCCGACGCTGACTACAACACCAGTGCTGCCACCTACGCCTCCTGGACATTCCGAGAAGCAGCGAAGTTCTTTGATGTTGTTACTTATACAGGCAACGGCACCAATCGCACCATTGCGCACAACCTAGGCAGCGTGCCCGGCTGCATCATTGTCAAACGTACTGATACCATTAGCGACTGGCAGGTTTACAACCAAAACCTCGCTAACACCGAATACTTGGTGCTGAACAGCACCGCTAATAAAGCGACAGGCGCCACTCGCTGGAACAGCACCACACCGACCAGCACAGTCTTCAGTCTTGGCACTGATGCCACGGTGAATGCTTCCGGTGGCACCTACGTCGCCTACCTGTTTGCGTCCGACGCTGGCGGGTTTGGCGATAGCGGCAATGACAGTGTGGTGACCTGTGGGACTTATGTGGGGAATGGAAGCGCAACCGGGCCAGTTATCAACCTGGGATGGGAGCCGCAGTGGATCTTAGTGAAAGGAGTCGGACCTACAACGCCATCAAGTAACTGGGCCATTGTTGATTCGATGCGCGGTTTTGCTGTTAGCGCCAATGATGGTTTTTTGCAAGCAAATGCTACTGCTGCTGAAGTCACTTCGTCTAATTTAATAGATCCAACGCCTGTCGGTTTTAATATCACTGGCACCGCTAGCGTAGTTAATACTAACGGGGATACCTACATCTACATCGCCATCCGCCGTGGGCCGATGAAGACGCCCACCGATGCGACGACGGTGTTTGGCCTAAGCGCACGAACTGGAACAGGCACAGACGCAACAGTTACCGGCGGTCAAATTGCTGATTCGGTGCTGGTTAAAAACCGTGGCTCAGCAGTTGGCGACTTATTTGCCGCAAGACTGACTGGCACTGGCTATCTAGAGACATCCTCCACTGCGGCAGAAGTAGCAGCTGGAACCACGATCCTGCAAGCCAATCCATGGGATGTGATGGCTGGCGTGAAAGTTGGAACAACGTCAACCATCACCAACGCCTCTGCCAATACATATATCAACTATTTCTTCCGCCGCGCCCCCGGCTTCTTCGACGTGGTGGCTTATACGGGCACGGGAAGTAGTGCTCAAGTTGTAAGCCATAATCTAACAGTTGTTCCTGAACTCTTTATACTAAAGCGTAGGTCCAGTGGTACTGGACAGGACATGGGCTGGCCTGTCGCCGTCAAGCAGGGATCGGACGGCATATATTTTATACCAGGTGCATCGTCCGGTTTAAATACGAATGGCTCCGGCTTTGTTCAGCCAGGGTACTGGTCTTTAGGTTTTACTTCTACGACCTTCACACCTGGGGACGCCACACTGTCCAGCCCCGGAGGGTTTACAAGCGGTCAAACATATATCGCCTACCTCTTCGCTTCCTGCCCTGGCGTGAGCAAAGTAGGTAGCTACACCGGCACCGGCACCACGCTCAACATTGACTGCGGATTCACAGCAGGCGCACGGTTTGTTCTAATCAAGCGTGCGGATTCCACAGGCGACTGGTACGTCTGGGATACCGCTCGCGGCATTGTTAGCGGTAACGACAGCTACCTTTTATTGAATTCAACAGCGGCAGAGGTGACGACAACTGATTATATTGATCCGTTGTCATCCGGCTTCCAAATCAGTAGCACAGCCCCTGCAGCTATTAACGCTTCTGGTGGCAGTTTTATTTATTTGGCGGTGGCGTAGACATGGCAACCAAATGCAAGTACAGACAAGGCTTTACCCGCTCCAAAGCGGATGCCAAGCGTCGCGGCATTGAGTTTCACTTTACTTTTGAGGAGTGGAAGCAATGGTGGGACGAAACTGGCAAATGGCATTTGCGAGGAAAAACTAAAGGGAGTTATCAGATGTGCCGCATCAACGACACAGGTCCATACGCATTGGGCAATGTTTATTGCGACACAGTTGAAGCCAATAGCGCGTTGCCTCATGCAGGACAAATCCGTCCTGACAAATGGAAAAACAAAATTCAACAGCAGTTGGCTGGTAAAGAAAAAAGCCAGCAGCATCGAGTTAGCCTTGCTACTACAAAGCTCGGCAAGCGCTATCTGACACCCGCTGGGATCTTTTCCACCTCAAAAGAGTGCGAGATTGCAACTGGCGTCAAGGCTGCCACTGTGATGTGGCGATGTAAAAACAACTGGAACGGATGGGGTTATGCCCCGCTTGAACAACTAACCCCCGCCTAGACATGGAACTCCGCAACCGCACAACCGGCGCCGTCATCACTGAAGACGAGTTTCGCCGCTCTAACCCCAACACCAGCTTCCCGCCGCAGCTGACCGCTGAGATTATCAGCGATTTCGGCTACGACCCTGTGCTGGAAGGCCCCCAGGCCACTACCGTGCCGCCCTACCAATACAGCCAACGTGATGGCGTGGTGGAGGTAAACGGCCAGTGGTTTACGCACTACATCGCAGGCCCTGTGTTCCAGGATTACACCGACGACGAAGGCGTGGTACACACCGCTGCTGAGCAGTATGAGGCGTACTGTTTTGCCAAGGATGCAGAGCAGGGCAAAGCCGTCCGCGAGGATCGCAACCGCCGCTTGGCTGAATGCGATTGGACCCAGTTGGAGGACAGCCCGCTCGACCCTGATGGCAAAGGCGTTTGGGCGCTCTACCGCGAAACACTCCGCATGGTGCCACAACAGGAAGGCTTCCCCTGGAATGTGCAGTGGCCACCTAAGCCTGGAAGCTGATGCTGTCTATTTTTGCCCTTGGGTCTCTAGGTTTCCTGTTGTTAATGGGGTATAGCCTCATGGCGATCAACCCGCGTGATGACGACTGAGTTTGAGACCTCGGTTATAATTTAGTGATTGGAAGTCTTGGTTTTAAATAGTGACGGAACGCGCCATTTTTAACCGCAAATACACGGACTTCACGCCCGGCGGCACACAGGTGTGGCTTGTGAATGGCGCTGGCGTTACAACTAGTGCCGCGTCGACCCAAAACTTCACTGCTGGCTCAAATCTAATTCAAGGCCAGGTCGTCTATGTGAGCGGTACATATGCGCTGCCTGCATCTGCGGCTAGTGGTGTTGCTCCTGAGCGGTATCAGGCGATTGGTATTACTGCTGCGGCTGCTTCAAATGGATCGAGTGTTGCCGTAAACCTTGACGATATTGCTGTTGTTAGTGACGTTAATATTACCGCCGATGCGGTTCTGGTTCCGGGTCAGTTTTATTATTTGTCTCGGTACAGCGGCGAGTTAACTCGCTACAGCACTGCCTCTGGTACTGTAACTGCGGCTAGCGGGTATGCTGCTCTTGTTAATTTAGGTTTAGCACTCAGTACGACTGAGTTGCACGTCGAGATCCAGCCCCCCGTGGACCTCTTCAGCGTGACTACTTAGCCTTAGTACCACTGGGGATAGCAGTGTCTGCTTCTGTACTAAAAGTTGAAATCGAACCACCTACCTTACTTTTTAGTTGAAGTTATAATTACTTCAAAGAGAATTAGCTATGGCTACGCGGCGTCCCTTAGTGATTGTTGATGGGAATACCTCAGAGCTACCTGTAGGCGACACAACACCTACAAACAGCGTAGCTCCTGGTTCTGCTCAACAACTGCTGCAGACCAATGCAGCAGGTACTGGGGTTGAGTGGAGCAGCACTGCAAATCTGCCGCTGGGCAGTGCTAGTGCGCCATCGTATCGATTCCAAGACGACACCAACACCGGCATCTACTCCCCCGGCGCAGACCAAGTAGCCATTTCGACTAATGGCTTTGAGCGGATGAGGATTAAAGCCAATGGAGTTACTTGCATTGGGACATCAACCGAAGGCACAATGTCAGGCGACACAGTGGTCGCTATCGGCCCAAACATTGGAATTATATCTAAAAGTGCATCAGGCATAGCCACTAGCGGTACTGTTGACATAAGCATCAATACTGGCGGAGGTGGTTACCAAGGATTTCTAGTTGTCAGCAACACAAATACTGGCTCAGCAGGCAGTCGCACACATACCACGTTTTCTGTATTTGGTCGAGGCACGGATTCTTCAATTCAGCAGATTGCCACAGACAACGGTCCTACAAGCGCCGCTAGTTTTACCGTAACAACGCCCACAAATGGTGTAATTCGCGTGACTAATACGTCGGCGGGCTCAACTACCGTAAACATCCAGTTCTTTGGAGGGACATCTTTGTAGACCTCTTAACCCTACTCGTTAAAACGTCTGGGGCGCTTACAACGCCCCTTTTTGCTGTAATGTGGTAGGGCAGCGGTGCGCTAACACCCTGCCCCTGGCCACAGTTCCCTAGAAACCATGACCCAACAAGATTACGACAACGATCTCGTCTTCCGCTCAGGCGGCAAAGAGTATGCCCGTATTGGCGGGAACAAAGAATGGAAGCCTCAGGCTCCTCCCGTGAAGTTTGAGATCAGCGCCGAGGACGTTGTTGCAGGAGTCCCATTCACGGGTAGCAGCATTGACCTTCGTGGATCAACGGAAGAAATCATCCGTGTTGACCAAGAAGGCTTCCACTACAACGGTCAGTTCATTGCCGATGCCGGTGAAGCGCATCGCTTGTTGGTCGAGTTTTTGAAACAGCACACTAATATTAATAAACTAGTTACTTAACTTTGTATTTGCCTGGAGCTAAAATTTAAGTCATAATTCACCTGACGTTACCAGACCCATGAGCACCACCTTCACCTGGAACATCGCCCAAATGGAGCGGGAAACCGCTGATGGCTATGTCTTCACCGTCCACTACACCGTGGATGCTGTTTCTGATGATCAGGTCTATCGCGCCGGGGCCTACGGCTCACTCGGCCTGGAGCGCCCTGAGGGCAACATGATCCCCTTCGCTGATCTGACCCCTGAGGTTGTAATCGGCTGGGTGAAAGAGAAGTTCGGCGCTGAGAAGGTTGCTGAGATCGAGGGTGCCCTGCAGGCGCAACTTGATGAGCAACGCGCACCGAGCAAGCAATCGGGACTGCCCTGGGCTGCTGCACCTGCAGCTTCTTAGTCTCACCGTCTAGCTCGCTGGCGGTGTGCTAGCAATGAGATGGACTAGCGCGGCTGCAAAGGCAAGTAAATACTTGCTTTTGTTTAGTAAACTAGTAAAAGCCGCACTCACATTTGTGAGCGAACGGGACTTACTTTTTGACCTCAGCTGTTTACAGAAGAGGTTTGCGAAGAAACGATTCCGTAAACAGATATTTGAAGATTGGGGGTGTTGCGCTTACTGCGGTAAGGAGAATCCAACGACGCTGGATCATGTAATCCCCAAAGCCCGTGGCGGATCCACCACCCGTAAAAATTTAATTGCAGCTTGCGGCGACTGCAATATTTTAAAAAGTTCTGAAGACTGGTATTCCTGGTTCAGATCTCAAGACTTCTGGACGCTGGAAAGAGAGGATCGGATTCTGCGCTGGGTAAACCAGTCAGACGCCGATCCTCTCCCTTTGGTGCCTGTCTATTGGGGGCCTACCCCCGTGGCCGCCTAGGTCACTTTTTAGCAGTTTTGGTGATGATGCCTGCAAAAAGTTCGACGATCTTGTACAGCTTGTTGTACAGCTCGTCGTCTTTTTTGCTGGGGGTTACGTTGACGATTGCCAGGGCGAGCACATGAACAGCAGCCAAAACACCGACAATGTCGGTCCAGTTCTCAGAAATGTAGTGAACCATGGTTCTAGTCCAGTTAGTATAATTCTAAGAGCATTCGTAGTCCTATGCCCGCAATTTTGGACAAGGCTGTTAAGTCGATAATGGAAGAAAACCCTAAGATGAGTGAATCTAGGGCTTATGCGATTGCGACTAGCCAGCTGCAAAAGTCTGGTGACTTAAAGAAGGGTAGCCAGGAGGCTACAGAAAAAGGCAAGCGGGCTAAGGCCAAAGCTAAAAAATACAAGGAGTCCAGCCGTGGCTGATAACAAAGAAGGGCCATGCTGGAAGGGCTACGAAATGGTCGGCATGAAGAAAAAGGACGGCAAGGAGGTTCCTAACTGCGTGCCTAAGGCTAAGGAAGCCAAAGCTAAGGCGCGGTCTTATCGTGAGTCTCAGCAGTCCAAGTAACGGCAAATTAGAGTTTGGCCTTAAATTAGTGTGCCTCGGCAGATAGCAGTCTCCGAGGCGTGATCAACCTATCTGTGCTAGGTCGATGAGTAAGCCTAACCCCCTGCCGCCGCTTGGACGACTGCGTGAGATGTTTGCAATAGTCCCAATCACACCGACTCAGATTGGAATCTGTTCCGGGTTGGTGTGGAGAGCGAATCGAGGCTCACGAGGAAAGGCCGGCAGTGTAGCTGGGAGTTTGTCGCAAAACTCAGGAAATTCAGATCGATTAGATTGGAAGGTAACAATCGACAAGAAAAGATACACGGCGTCGCGTGTAATTTATTACATGGCAAATGGTATTGATCCCGGCGAAAGTCAAGTAGATCACAAGGATCAAAATCCTTTAAATAATGATGTCACTAACTTGAGACTGGGTGACGACTCGATGCAGAGACACAATCGAGGGCCTTCTAAAAACAACATAAGTGGCGCCGTGGGGGTGAGCCGCCCCAAAGGATCTCGCAAGTGGGTGGCTCAACTCTGGCACGAAGGTACATACTTTTATCTCAGGCGTCACACCTGCTTGATTGACGGTGCTCGCGCTTATAACAGCAAGGTTATCGAGCTTAAACTCGATAAAATTGGCAAACCTCTAAACGATTTAAAAAAACTCGAATGCGACTGTGAGCACTGCATCCATTAAATGTGCTTAGTCACGCCTCCAGGTCGATTTAATTTCCATAGTGCCGCCTAATAATTCCTGCGCCTTAGATCCGTCAGGTTTGTGCTCTATGTATTGATAAGTTGGATTCTTCGCTTTTTCCTCTTTATCCCAAGTAGCGTGGAGGTCTTCGACTTGTTTGTCGACGTTTTTCATCGCCACCTCAGCCCTGAATGCTGCCCAGTCGTCTAAACAGTAAGCCAAAATCCGCCTGATCCAGGGTTTTTGTTTAAGGGGATAAAAACGACACAGGAAAATAATTAGTTCGTAAATCAAAGCATTTATTTTATTGTGCATCGCTTAGAATTTTTATATCGAGGCGTATTAAATCTAGCCATGGCCGAAGTTACCTTCAACCGTGAGACGGGAGCCGCTCCTGAAGGAATTACGCGTTTCGGCCAGTTCCGCACCAGTGACGGCAGCAACGTAACTATTGGCAACTACCGGTCCTTTGCCGGTGACGGCGGTCTTGGTTTAGCTGATGTTTTTAGTGTCACCTTTGGCACTACTGGTACCGCGACTATCACCTTGGATGCCGAAGCTTTCGCTGTCAGCAAGGTTGAGATCTATAAAGCTGATGGCACCGTGGCAGGCACCGCCGAAGCCCCTAAGCTGAGCCGTCGTTCGAGCTCTAGCTTTACTTACAGTGTTACTTCTGGTGATACTGGCACTCTCTATGTGTTCCGTACCGGGCGAAGCGAAACTGAATACCGCGTTACGTTAGCGGCTGCTTAATTAAAACTTCACGCCGTAGTCGGTCGAATTCTGTCAGAGTAATTAAGGCAGGATTTGACCGATGCGCGTCTCTCAAAAAGGTATAGATCTGATTAAAAAGTTTGAGGGTATTCGTTTAAAAAGTTATATCTGTCCTGCTGGCGTTCTAACAATCGGTTACGGCCACACAGGCTCAGACGTTTACCAAAATCAACAGATTACAGAAGAGGAAGCAGAGCGACTCTTGCGTCGAGACACGGAAAGTGCTCAGCAAGCTATTAGCTCATTTGTTTCTGTAAAACTAAACCAGAACGAATATGACGCGTTGGTCTCATTCGTATTCAATATCGGCCCGACTGCATTTGTTAACAGCACATTGCTGAAACTTCTAAACCACGGTGCTGATCGGAAGATCGTTGCAGGGGAGTTTGGGCGCTGGGTTAAAGCAGGAAGTGATCAACCTGTACAGGGTTTAGTACGCCGAAGGGACGCTGAAAAAGCTTTATTCTTAGAGAAGATTAAGCATCCTCTTTTGGGCAAGTCGATCCTGGCCAAACGCGACACTTGGCTCAAGCGACGCCCCGTGGACTCCGCAGCGCTATCGGCAGAGGAAAAACTGTTTGTACCTAAAAATAGTGCTTGGCAGTGGTATGAGATACGAATGTTTTCTGGTGAGACACACCAACGTGTATTTTTAGAAGCTCAGCCCGATAAAGAATGGTGGATATTTCCAGATCATTGGAAAATTATTAATGATGCTGAGA